CGAAGCCAGAAACTGCTTGCCCTGCAACACCTAATAATGGTTTTAATAATAAATTTAACATTAATAATCTCCTTCTATAATCATTTCACTAAATGGTTCTATACCCCACGCATGTGGTGCAGCCATTCTATTTGATAATTCTTCTCCATACATTTGTTCTAAATCAGAGAATCCAGTTGGATCTATATCTGATAAAGCTTTTTGTGACCACCACCTAGGGTCTGATAAACTTGCTGTTTCTTCTTTCCATGGCTCTCCTAAAAACGAATCCCAATCTGATCCGTACCAATTTTGATCAAAATAATCTGTTGTTAAATCTTCAAGATATTCTCTTATGGCTGACCCACCTGTTGTTAATGGATCATCTCCATAACGTACTCCTCCTGGATCAAAAGCTTCTGCCCAATTATCACTTAAATGTTTTCCTAAACCTTTTAATATAATATTTCCACTTGAATCTAAAATTGGCTGTGGATTAAGTGGATCCTTATCAGTTAGCATAAAACTACCAAGACCTTGACCTAATCCATAGTCTGATAAAAATTTTAATTTTTGAAAATCAGTGATTGGTATTTCTCCACTAAAACCTGATGTATCTTCTAAATTATATAAATCAGGATCTAATGTTGGGTCCAGACGTGGATCAAACATTTCTTCTGCTTTAGGTCCATATATTGAACCAAACAATCCTGGTGAAGAAGACATAGATGCAGCAAATGCTTTTAACTTATCTATGTATTTTTGTTTTGCTTCTGCAGCTGCTTTTTGCTGTGCTTGAACTTTTAAATCATCCGATCCTGTCCCTGTTGAAACGTTAGCTACAGGATCTGTAGTATCTACAGCTGGAACTGTTGTATCTATACCACCTCCCATATCTGCTCCAGGCCAAGTAGTTCCTGTTGTACCTGTGCCACCGGATCCACTTCCAGGTGGAGGAGGAGTATATCCACCTACTGCACCAACAGATGTTCCTGTACCTTTATTTTTATGAATATTTGTGTTCCAGGTATCGACCATTAGTCAAGCCAATTTTCAAGCCACATGTTTGAATAATATGGATTAAAGCCTAAAGCTTCTGCCATATTAGGGTTTTCTACTCCCCAATCCAATAAGCCCTGTTCATCCAAGTCTTCTAATTGAGGCGAAAGAATTGGATGCCCTGGTTCATAATTTGGAAAAATTCCGTATAATGGTGATCTTGCTCCTGTATCATAAGGTGAACCTGCAGATGCTCCTTCATAAAAAGCCCCCATTGTATCCATAAGCGCTTTGTCATTCATACCTTGTCCACCATAATCATTAAACACATCTGTCATATTTTGACTTTCATCAATAAATAACTCTGGAGGTAGATCATATTCTGACACATCTTCTGCACTAGCATCTTGATATGGTATTCTTGGATTAAGATCCGCAACCATACTTTGTCCAGTTCCGGTTGGCGCTACCGTATTTATTATTTCATCACCAATCAAATTACCACCTGTTTCCTTGGCCGCTTCTTTGTATGCCTTATCTAAAAATGCTTGTCCAGCTGCTGTACCTTCAAGTCCTACAGAATCATCAGTTCCACCAACCATTCTATCGACTAGTGTACTGTAATCTATGTTTGCTACGCCTGCAGGAGCAGTTGTTTCAAATCCAAATTCTGGTTGCCCTAATGCGTAATTAATTCTGTTTGTTATTTGTGCGTTTTGAAGAGCTTTATTAGCTTCATCATAATAATACTGTGCTTCTTGTCCTGATCGCATATCACCAAGTTTCATATATTTATTATAAAACTTAAGATCATCATCAGTCATCATTGATTTTCTTAAATCATCAGTATAAACATCACCTAAAATTTTTCTATTCTGACTACTTCTTTGCCAATTATCTCCTAAAGATCCTATTCCTTGCATTGCTTTTTGAAAAACAGGGAAAAAAGCGTCTTTTACATTAGTACCTAGTTTTTTAAAGTCTCCACCTATTCCACGAGCAGTATCAAGTATTACATCACCAGCACGACCAACTTTTGCTTTAGTAGGTGCAAATTTTCTTTTACCTAAATTTCTACCATAATTTGCTCTAGCTTGATCACGTATATTAGCACGATTACGAGCCTCGCGACGTGCGTCAACACGTCTACGAGCTCTTCTAATCATATCTCCTCTAGATGCCATTATGCACCTGGAACTATAATAACTTTAAGGACAATAAGAACAATGATTGCTACAATTCCGGCCTTTATCCAGTCCTTCATTTTCCACTCATTCCACTCTTTTAGATGTCCCCATAAATCTTTTAGTAAATTCATGTCTCCCTCCTAATGTATTGTTGGTTTATATTGCTTAATCATATCTTCAGTCAAGAAGAAACTATCCGCAATACTCGCAAACACATGGGCTGTATCATCAGCACCAATTGTTTCGACATACAAATTTCTTGTCACTGCCATCAAAGCACTTGCAACAAGCAACTTATCTTCATCTTTTTTAATCTCGCCTCTTGCAGTCTTTTCTAAAGACTGCATAGCTTTATTTATTATTTTTATCTGCTCGTCCATTTGACCTCGATCTTGCGTTCATTGATGCAACTTTTTCCGCGCTACGAAGTTTTTTATCTTCACGCAAAGTTTGCATGTTTTCTTTTATCTCATCAATTGTTTGTTGATCAGACTCTTTTATAGCATTTAATCCTTCTTTGACAATTGTTTGTTGCATTCCGCTTTTCAACTTATCACGTTCAAGATCAAGTTTTTCAGCTTCTATACCAATATTGGCCATAATCTTATTATCTTCTGCTTCACCTTTCATACTCATTTCAACAGCTTTAAGATCAATTTCTTGTTGTTTTAATCGAACAAGTGGATCTTGGTTATCTTCCATTGCTTCTTTTTCTTTTTTGCGCATTTCAGCAACCATTACTGATTCTAATTCAGCAATACGTGATTCTTTTTGTGACTGTAATTCTTGTGCAGCCATTTGAACTTGTTGCCCCATTTGTGGATTCTGTTGTGCTTGTTGTGCCATTTGTTGAACTTGTTGTGTTTGTTCTTTCATTTCTTCTTCAACCTGCGTTGCTGCAAGTATTGCAATGTGTTCTAAAATATGCCCTTCCATCATTGCGTATAACTGTGGATTAATTTGAACCATACGTGTTGCCACAAATTCACCATGTGTATTCATGTGCGCTGTATGATTTTGTTGTGGAAATGCTTTTGGTTGTGTACCTCTCATAGCAAGTGAGTTTTCCATTGCTGGACTCATAGGTTGTGGTTGCTCTGGATCTGGTTTTAATAATGCATCTATATTATCAACATCCAACGCTTGGTATACTCTTCTATATGCTTCACGAATATTATGTAAAGCTGGATTAGCCATTGCTAATTGCAATTGCTGTTGTGCCAACATAACACGTTGTGACATGGAGAATATATTTGGATTAGATATAGGTAATATATCAACACGATCATCAAAATCTTGTTGTTTAATCATTTTGTTTCCACCACGCACCATGTAAGGATATTCTGGCGGAAGGAACATTTTAAAGCAACGTGCAAGTAAATTAAACTCAACACCTTGTGCATAATGCAATCTTTTGTGAATTGCACTCATCACTTTTGTTCCACGCTCTAGTAGCGCTAGTGTAGTACCTACTGGATTCTGTTCATTACCTTCACCCATTTTCATATCTGCAATTGCTGCAAATGATTTACCTGCATCAACACAGAAACCTAATAATGCAAATAATACTTGCGAAGGTTCTTTATATGGAAGTGGTAATAAAGATTCTTTTATTGATTGTCCTGTAACATCAACATCGCGAAACTCTCCTGGTTGTAAAGGTTCATCATGATCACGTATACGCATGCCACGTGACTTGAAACCTGCTGGAAGATTGGCAAGAGTACCTGCATCAATTAATTGCCGCAAAACACTTGTTGCAGTTCTTGACAATCCACCAAGCATGTGTATTAGGCCAAATCCATAGAAGCCTAATCCTGGGAGGAATTTATAATGTGTAAAATAATCTACGCGATTTTTTAATTGGTCTACTTCATTCCAGTTTCTTCGAATGGAAAGAATTTTTGTTGAATATTGATCTATTGTTATAATGTATGGAAGTTTAATTCCATCTGGGTCCTCGAACCCTGGAACATCTGCATTAACATGCATTTCCAAAAGAACGTGTTCCTCATCACCAGCTGTACTATCACTTGATCCTTCAAGCTCGTCTATTTTATCCTTTGTATCATCTAATGTTGAAACCGAACCCGATGTCACTGGTACATCACGGTAAAATCCACCTACTTGTTGTTTACGTAGTGTATTCTCATCAACCTTTGTTACATGTGTTATTCGTATTGCATCTTCTAAAGATGATGCCATGTAATTAACAACACAATCTTCACTAGATACAAATTTTGAAACAGCACGTTGTAATGCCGCATCATAATAGGTTTTCTTAAATGCTGAACCGGATAATGGTAAATAAAATAATAATTGATCCATATCTGGATCGTATTCTTTCATAATGTGTGTAATTTGATAATTCATGTAATCTTTTACACGTTTAGCTTGTTGTTCTGATTCAGGTGTAATTTCACCAACTATTTCTGTATTAACTGGTCCGCCAGGTGGTAATAATTCTTTATATGCTTGTGCTTGAAATTGTGTGACTGATTCTGCTAAGAGTGGATGGATAACGCCACTTGCGCCTTGGAAAGGTTGTGTACGATCCTCATACTTAAATCCAAGCATATCTAATCCTTTAGTGTAAGTATCTTCCCAATCTTTTCTTGAAAACTTATCTGCTTCGTATGAAGCAATTAAATCATTGGATAATTTCTGCAAATCATTTTCTTCAATGTATTCGGCTAAGTTATCACCAAATGGAATTTGTGATGTATCAATAGGTGCATTTGGATCAAAATTTACATCCGCACCACCATCTGGTAATTCATTAATATCAACGTCCGGTTCAAATGCTACTGTTCTTTCATCAGGAACTTGAACATCAACTGCACGTTCGTTTGCACCAATATCAACTCCAGCAGACGCTAATGCGTCAATTGCTTTTTCTATAGTGCTATTTGAAATTGGTCTTGTTTTTGGTTTTGCCATTATTTCATCCTATCATAGTGTAGGGACAACATCAACAAAAGACGGACGGTGAATGTATCCACCTTCCGCTTTATACATATCCACAGATTTGTTGATTGTTGATTCCTTTAAATTTATTACGGGGATTTTTGCCCATGTATTTCCTTGTCCATCTTTAATGTTTGTAGCAGAAAAATCAAGGTCTAAATTTTTTGCAGTGCTCTTCATAGCTTTTACAGCAATTTGATCATAAAATCCAATATTTCCTTTTGCTACTTCGCCAGACGCATTTGCAAACTTATTCTTCGCTTTTCCAGTCACAATCGCTACACCATCAAATCCTTCTTTTGTTGCAAGATTAATTGCTGTTTTTAATGCTATTTTAGTTTGGTTTTCTGATTTTTTAAATGGTCCTTCAGGAAATAGTGAATCATCCTTTTTTGCAGCTTCTTGTATTGAATTTTGTAACTCTGATAGTTGGTTACGAATTGCTTCACGCTTAACTTTTAATCTTTCCATAATAGTAGCTGCAGATGGATCTGTGTGTCCTGTAATCTTATCAATTTGATCAGTTACTTTGCCTAGTTCTAATTTTAAATTATCTATTTGCTTTAATGCCATATTTGTATCTACCATTCCAGGAGAGTCGTGTCTTTTAGCGTAAGAAAACGTATCTGGCTTCTGTTTTACCTTTTGGTGCATATCAGATTGAATTTCTTCTATAAATAGTATTCGTTTTCCTTGTTCATCAACACGCTCGGAAGCACGCATCCAGAATACAGGATTATTGCCTTCAGGGTTTGTAAAGTGTCCTTCACCAAACGTAAATCTTGGTTCATTGGCTCTTTTTCCTTTTGGATTAGGATTATAGGTAAAAGGTATCTCTATATACCCGGTTCCTCCAGGCATGAACTGTGTACCTTCATGTTTTACGCCT